ATGACGGCGGATAATCATTCCACACATCGATAATGGTAAGTCTGGATAGTTTTTAATCTGTTCTTTTACTTCCTCATAAATCCAAGGCCGGGATTTAAACATCTTTCGGATAACTTCGGCTTCTTGGTACATCGTCCAGTGATGATTGTGTTCAAAGACCGCCATATCAGCGTCGCCTAGCCATTCTTTCACTAACTGTTCAGGAGGAACGAGCGGATAGATGTTGCCATCTAACCAGATACTAATATCTGTTTCTAAAAACTTATGAGCCAAGACCTTATAAACCTTGGCTCCTAAAACCGGATTACCGAACTTATTCTCGGTAAAACACAAAATATCATCTCGAGGTTTGTCCTTTTCTCCGCAAATTGCGGTATAACTAATCATTGTCTACCTCCAGTAACACCTTACAAGTATGTGTTCCATCGGTATCTTCAGTGACTGTAACTTTAATGTATCTATAAACATCATTTTGCATATCCAATGACACAATAGAAGATGTGTTGCTGGAAAGTATGACACTTGCTACCCTTACCAAACCTTCAGTAATAGCGTTGGTCGCATTGGTTATCAACTTGTTTAATGCAACATAGGTTGTTCCATCCAATGAACCGGTGACGGTAAATGTGGATGAACCCGAACTATGGTTGGCTCTGGTGAAAATCAAAGTCGCCTTGCACGCACGACCCACAAAAATCGGGTCGGAAGTGGTAGTGACGGTTACTGCATCTAGGGCAGTACTAAGTCTTCTTGACATATTTTAAATTTAATAAATTAGCTTTCTTGTGCGTAATGAGATTATGGTAGTTTATGTGTCCTTAAATGGGAAATCAAACCCAGTTTACTCTTACAAACTCTTTGACAAACATCGCAAACAAACTCTCCTGCAACAACCGGTACAACAACCTCAACCTCTGGTTTTTTTTTGATTTGGTCAAAAGATTTCCAGACTCCATCACGCATGAACCTTTGCGACATAGATTTTGCTTTTAAGGATTATATCCTGCTCGGAAAAGTTCTGAGCAGAGATAACCTTTAAGAGGCTGAAGGACTGATGGAAGGACTGGTTGAAGGACTGGTTGAAGGAGAAACTGAAGAGGAAACTGATTTTGATAGTGAAGAACTAGTTGAAGGACTAGTTGAAGGTGAACCCGAAGTTGAAATACTTGGAGAAACACTCGGCGAACTAGAGGTTGATTTAGAGGGAGAAACTGAAGATGAACTGGAGCGAGAAACACTACTTGAAGTAATGTAATTTCCTACCCAGTAACCCTCTGAATCAATCACCTGAAGTCTGGTCCCATCGGCTAATTTCACCCAAAAACCATTTCCCGTACTTACATGTTCGTATTTATGTGCCATTGTTTTAAATTTATCTAGTTAGAGCTGAGGAATTTCGCCTCAACAGTTTAAGACGCTGAAGGAGAAGCACTACGTGAAGTCACATATTTTCCCACCCAATTTCCATCCTCGTCAATCACTTGGACGTATTCCTTGGCGGCATTTAAAATCCAATAACCGTTTTCGGTACTTACAAATTCCCATTTATGTGCCATAATTTTAACTTATTAATTAAGACCGAGGAATTACACCTCGATTGTAGTTAATTATTTAGTGTGGGCTGAGGGAGAGAATGTACCTCTCCCTCACTTACGATAGCTAATACCCAAATAATGCTTTTGTTAAGCCGTAATCTATGTAGTGCCCGTACTGCCATACCAGGCGAATGGCATATTGGTAATTCCTTGTTTGAAGATAAACATACAGTTGGAACGAATTGCTTCGTTATTCTGTCTAATAGGTTCTTGCATGGAAGGTTTCATACCAAATCCCATCTTCAAAGGATTTTCTTCACGAGACGCTCTAGCAAACCAATAAGTCCTATTTGCATAGGAAATATAAGGAGTTGCCACAATCGTCTTGGTTCCCGAATAAATGTTGATGTCGGAAACTGCGACTGGTTTAATATCCTTGGCGAAAATCTTAATCGCTTCTCGTTCAGCAGCGGAACCTTTTTTCACGATAATTGTGTCAAAGTCCATTGGATATTCTTTGCCGTCGGCTAGTTTAAACTTGCCGCCGTATTCTTCCAAAGTATCAATCGAATCCATATCCAGGGCTGTCGTTACATTGTTGGCGAAAGTATCCGCACCCGCAGTCTTCCAAGTGTGGGTACCTAAGAGGGCCACTGTGTCAGGAGCCGCATAGTAAGTCGTAGCGAAAGCGTAGTTTAAGAACTTGAACGCTTCGGTCAAGAAGTAATGCGTAGCATCTCTCATCAACGCATCTCTTTGTCTAATTAGGTAGGAGTCAACTTTTAAAGTTGAATCACCCTGCCATCTTTTGTAATCCTCAAATGGTACTTCAATTGCACCTCCAAAAGTATTTTCTTGGATTTGCACTGAATAACCATCTTCCAACTGAAGAACCGGAGGAGTTTCTCGTCTAGCGAGTTGTTTAACTCCTGTCATTCCTTCAGTAGAAGTGAAGATTTCAAAAACTTCATCAGTTGAATACACATCAAAGATACGGTTATCTAGGTATGAATCCAACTTGCTTGCCATACCGTTGTCAAAAGATTTTTTAATTCCTTTAACAGCCTGTAAGGCAAATTCTACTGGTGTTGCCATATAATTTTATTTAGTTAAAATAACGGTTTATTAATTCTTACTTCTACATTGCTTGCGGAACCAACCGTTCCGGCGGATTCACTAATTCCCACCACCACGAGGTCAGTTCCACCCGTATCGCTGACATCAATATATTGAGTGGTGTCATCAATCGTGCAGACCGTTCCTTTGTGAGTGGCTAGAAAGTTCGTGTCCATCGTTCCTTTCAAAGTAAAGTCGTTTCCAACTGTTACTTCGCAATTCGTGTTAGTTGTAGCCCCACTAGCGTGTCCATCTTTGCACCAGGCTACCGCCGTTGAAGCGGCTACGGCCTTAATAATAAGACCCGTATCAACTGCAACGAGGTCGCCAGCTTCGATAACTGTATCGTAAGCAATGGTGGCATTTGTCAGTCTAACTTTTTCACCATCCTTTAGTTTAAATTTTCCTACTGCCATAAATTTAGAATATAGGTTTATTAATTCGGACGGTAACGTTTTCTTCGGCTCCGACTACGCCGGCATCTATTCCGATTCCTACCTTAAGAACATCCGTGGATGAAGCGTCAAGGTCGATTACTTGGGTTGTGGTTTCAATATCATATTCTCCACCCTTATAAGCAACTGCGAAATTTGCATCCATTGTTCCTAGGAGAGTAAAGTCGTTACCCACAGTCACCTCACAACTAGTGTTAGTGGTGGTGGTGTGTTCATGACCATCTTTGCACCACGCAATTGCCGCTGAGCCAGCTACAGCTTTGATGATATATCCTGAGGACATAGCCACCAAATCTCCGGCTTCGATAACGGTATCATGGGCAATTTCACATCTGGTCATGCGGACTTTTTCTCCATCTTTCAGTTTAAATTTTCCTGCTGCCATTTTGATTAAAGTTAATTTTTAAACTCATAACCGATGGGCATCCTTTTGCTCAAACGGTCTTCCCTGTCATCCGAAGGCGATTTCTTATCCGGTACTTTGTTCGACCCATCACCTTTTGAGGCTGAGTCGGAGGCTAATTCCTTTTTCTTTAAAGAGATTTCGGAATTATCACTGGAGATTATCCGGTGTGCTTTTTCAAGTTGCGTATAATGATTGTCTTTGGAATTAGGATTCAAGGAATAATCCACTTCGTCGAGAAGTTCATTCCATTTCTTAGCGTCTAAATATTCGGGATGTTTAGTGAAGAAAGCATCACGTTGATTCTTTCGGTCATCAGTTTCCCGTCTTTGTAAACGTTCCAAAACCGGTTTGACTTTCTCGTCGATAAGATGATTTATATCGGGAAGTTTTTCTTCTTTGAAAATATCTTCCTCTTCATCTTCGGCCTCTTCCTTTTCGGGTTTAGCATCAGCGAGTTTTTTAAGCTCTCTGTTTTCAAGTTCCATTTCCCGCAACTTGCGGATGGATTGATTATACTTTCCCGCTGGAACGACTTCTTCTTTTACGAAGTCTTCCTTGGTTTCCTCAATCTTTTCGGTTTCCTCGGATTTCTCCGGCTCAACTTCAATTTCTTCGGTAACCTCTTTTTTTTCTTCGTCCATATAATTTTAACCTGTTTTTTGTTGACTCTTGGGTGTCTCCCAAGGATAAATTAATTAACGATTATACAAATTATTCAATTGTTAATAACCTCTTTTCTTCATTATAACATTTTTCTCCTCATCGGTCAAATCTTTCTTTTGTTTGGGAATTTTTTTAATGATTTGGTCTCTTAATGAAATGAGGGCAAAAATCACTCCCAGTAAAGACTTGTCTCGATTGTATAAAAACTGATTCCTCGCTGAAGAAGAACATTGCGAAAGGTAATCAGGAAACTTTTCCAGTCCTTGTGTGGTAGCCAACTTAGTTAGAATCGTATCAACCTCCGCCTCGTTAAGGGGGCGATGGTAATCCTTACGGAGCAGGAAAAATAATAATTTTAGTAATAAACTCGTTAACATATTATTGAGGAATTATATTATTAGGCATTGGGTTTTTAGGAGGAAGCCCTTGTTCCTCCTGGAATTTAATTGCCTGTGGTTTGGGTTTTAAGTAATATCTATCAGGGTTCATACGAATGGCTTCTAAATAATTTATTGTCGATTCGTCAGCAGAAATTAGAGGATTTACTTTCGATTCATCTAATAGGGCTTTGCCCATCTCGATTCTGGCTGATTGACTTTGCGGAACTTCTAAGTCTTCGACAAATCTGATTTCAAACTCACAACCTTTTATTTCGGGTTTAATAGTGAGCCAAGTTGGGAATTTACCAGGTTTGGAAACCGTAATGGAACGATACTCTTGGCCGGTGGGATTTTCGCTTCCATCGGAGTTAACACGAGCAGAACCTTGTTTGTCTTTTAAAACTGTAGTCTGGAGAGGGTCGGTATAAAATTGTTTGATGTTTTCAATGCGAAGTTCAGCTCGGTCCCATAAAAGTTTATAAATATGTATCTGAAACGGACCTGAATTACGTTTGGCGTTTTCATCTAGGATGACAGCTTCCCGAGCCGTTTTGCGTCCACCACCAGCTACACCTGAAGCAATCGGGTCGACAGCGGTGTTTTCATTGGAGTTGGCTTTTAAGAGATTGAGAAGCATAAACCCGGACTGATTGGCTCCAGTCATTTGTTGTTCCATCATCAGTTGGTCAATTGGCACACCCATTGGTCCGGTCAGTTTCTTCACGGAACCCGGGAAGAGTTCATAAGAATCAATCTCAACTCCGGCACCAAGAACAAATCCTCGGTTTAAGGAGAGAATTTCTCGGTCAACCATTAAACGGATAAGAGCGTTGGCTGGGTCTTGTTCGCCTTTTGTTAAATCAGGGAAAGATTTTCCATAAAAACATTCCTCATCCGCTAGTTCAAAAACTCCTTTAGCGAAGGGGAGGCGGTGGTGGTCAAAAGGAATTGGACCCACTTTGTCGCCTTCTTGTTTGTTGAGCCAAATATCATTTGCCAGGACCACGTATTCGTCCCAGTCTTCATTGTAATAAGAAATAACATCAATAAGGTCAGAAGTTTGGGTGGTTTGTTCCTTGTAAGCTGAATCATTAAAATCAAAATAAACATTGCCTCTTTGGACGACCTCGGCATTTGGGTACTTGCCGTATTTATTTAAAAACGCTTTCTTGGTGTATTGGTTTAAAACACAACAATCATGTTCTATTTCAGCGGAGTTTTCGTTTGGATAAAATTTTAGAAGAGGCTTGATGCGACATTCCACTTTTCCAACTCCACCCTTAATGACTTCTTTTTCGTTGAATTTAATCTTGCCGGTTTGCTGGTCAATAGAAGTAATGTCTTTTTGTTTGACTTTTTCTTCGACGTACATTTCTTCGACGATGACAGTACCTTTGCACGCCGCACTCATCGCTTGTAAGAACAATTTATAGGAACCTTTTTCTTGTTTCCAAGTGTCTTCGTAAATATCTAGCATGTCTTGGGCGTATTGATTGGCTGAACGAGATTTTCCGATAATCGAAACAAAAGGTCTGGCACCCACGACCATGGCAATTAAAGTTTTTAACTTTCCACGAGTAATGTGGTCCCAACTTAAAGACTGCCAGTCTTCCTTGGTGGCTTTGATTTCATCAGAAACGATTCCATTGTAAGAATCCATGGAATCTTCGACGTATTGTTTCAAAGTTCTACCATCAAACTCTCTTCGAACTTTATCCCGTTCAGTTCGCATATCTAAAAATCTTTGGTGGACACGTTTAACTACCTCGACTTCTTCTTTCGAGGGATTGAACTGAGATTTCTCATCCAGTTCGGCTTGTTTATACTCTGCCATTTATTTTAAAATAATGATTTTCTTAATTATACCACAAACTAACTCATAGTGCAAACTTAATACATTACACTAGCTGTTCTTTTCTTCAAATGTTCTTTGTATTTGCGTTGCACCGTCTGTTGGATGGGGATGATGATTTCAATCAGGAAACTCAGAGAATCGATGACATCATCGTGCACTCCTTTGGGAAATCTGAGGAGTTCTTCTTCTAAAATCTTCGTGTTTCGGTCGTCGGAGTTGTGAAAAACATTTAAAATCGCATATTTGGGTTGTAACTTTTTAATTTTAGTAATTTTATCTGTCGTGGGTTTTATTTCGACCACATTCATCGTCCGAACAGTCGAAGTTTGCTTCTTTTTTTCTTCATCGACGAAAAATTTGAGAGCTTTTTGGTAAGAAACCGATTCAATTCCGACGTAAATCGGATTCCATCTCTCATAATGGGCGAAAATCGCCTTAATAGTCTCCATGGGATTCAATCTAGCCCGGGTTATCTCTAAAACATAAATTCGATTGAGTTCATCCACCATGGCTGTGAGGACTACTGTGAAATCAGCGGTGGTTTTTTTGGAAATCGCCGGGTCGACGAGGGTATAAATGCGATGATTTTTTTCTTTTAACTTAGGAAGGTCCAAGTTTCTAAAATACTGGAACATCGTGCGTTTAAAAATCTGGTTTTCTTCATCTAAAGGTTGGTTGAAATATTCTTGGTAAAATCCGGCATCACCTTTTTCGGAAATCCGCATTTCGTCCCGTT